CGCAAAACTATGGAGAGCCTAAAGAATAACACTGCTGCTGCACAAAGTTGGGCTGAAATGGTAGCCTCTGGTAAGCGTATAGCAGAAGAGACGGGTGACATATATGAGGGTAGTGGTGCAGAAGGTCTAGCTGCGTTTATCTTTGGTAAGAAAGACTTGCCAGAAGGACAGAACTTTAAGGGTCTTTTTGATATATTTAATGAGGCAGGTATTGATCTGGCATACGCAGATGATGTATGGCAGGGTACTACTCATTTTGTAACTAGAACAGTTAAAGACTTGCCGAAAAATGTCAAGGATGAAGTAGATAGTCTATACAGAAATACTGTATTTAAATTAGACAAAGTGTACGAGAAAAAAACAAACCTAGATGACGCTATGGATTTTATGGCATTGGACTATAGTTCTATGGGTGCTAGGATGGGCGTCATGGGTGGCTTAGGTAGAGAGATAGAAAAGATACGTAAAGTAAAGCAAGCCACAGGACAGACTAATCTTAAAGTCACAGCAGAAGAAATGCTTGAAGGTATCGTAGACCCTAGCACAGGTACAGCTAAGAACGTAGACAAAGTAGAGCGTAGCTTGATGGGTCGCTCACAGGATAACCTTATACGTATTCTTGTAACTCATCCCGGCACTACTGCGCTTAACTTGTTAGGCTGGGTTAACGCCTCTGGTATGCAATCTCTATCTGATGGACTTAGGGGTGCGCTTTATGGTGGAGCGTCTGTAGCGCAGTACATGACAGGCAATAAAGCCAATGCTGTTGAGTACGCTGAGAAGTCTAAGCTTATGCTTACCTTGCAAAAAGAAAAGATGAAAAACCTGCTTAATCCTTTTGCTACACAAGAGGAAGCACTTAACTTTTTATCTATTAACCCTAAGATGCGTAAAGAGCTATTCCGCTATGTATCAGGTGGCATAGACAGTAAGGACGTTACAAAGTCGTTAGACTTAGAGTTTGATGATCTTGAAAAACCGGGAATATTTGAAAGTACTATTGATAAATTCCAAACTGTGTATGGCGTTAAGGCTGTAGATGTATTGAGTAAGACACAGGAGTTTATGTACAACATAGACAAACAAATACGTATTAAGTACAACATGAGTTACCAAGACTTCATAGGTGCTACGGATGCTCAAGGGCAACCCCTACACTGGGCTAAGATGCGCTCGGATGAGTTTGTGCAAATACAAGCCACTGCTGTTGAGGACTCACTGCGTAGTGTGTTCTCTAAGTCTTTCGGTGGCGGTGACTTTAAGACAGATCGTAACATTGTAGAAATGGTAGCTAAAACTATAGAAGACGCCCGTAAGTATCCTATCCTTGGTGCTATGGTTCCCTTTGGTCAGTTTTTTAATAACACTATTGCCTTTATGACTGACTACTCAGGTATTAGCTATTTACATAGTAAGTTTGCTAAAAATAATAGAGACCCTATGGAGATGCTCACTAAAGCTGTTGTAGGCATTTCAGCCATTACTGCCATGTCTGAATACGAAATGAAAAACATGGATGAAGGCTTGGCTTGGCATGAGGAGCGCGATGATGACGGTCAGGTAAGGTCACGCCTGTATGACTTCCCGTTTAGCTACTACAAAGGCATAGGGCGCATTGTAGCTCACTTTAGGCGTGACGGTGAAGTACCACCTGAGTTGTACGATGATATTATAACTACGTTTGGTACAGCTAACCTTACCCGTTCTTTGGGCGAGTCATCAGCTTCTGCGTTTGACTTTATGAAGGATGTTGCTTCTGGTAAATACCCTGATGCGGTAGAAGGCTTACAAAAAGCTATGGGCAGTGTAGGCTCTATGTATCTGTCAGGATACAGCAGACCACTAGACCCTCTTAATCAGATTGCAGCGTTTGCTATGGGTGACGCCTACAATGAAACAGATCGTAACATTGGTAGCAAGTTTATCAACAACTCTACACGTTACGTTGAAAGTATCTTTGATGGGTTAGATCAGCTTACAGGTATTCCTACTGCTGCAGGTACTGCACTAGGGCTTGACATGACAGAGGCACCCTCTAAGGAACGCCCTCTTGAAAGCAGAGACAGAGGTGTAGCTATTGGGCGTATCTTTGGTTACAGGGATTCACCTGCACCACAGGCCATTGATAAGATGTACGCTGACATAGGTAGACCTAAGTGGAAGACAGATGTTAAGTCAGCCATTCCTGAAGCTAACAATACCGTCAACAGGGTTATAACTAAATACCTAGAGGCAGAAGCTGACAAAGCTGTTTATGATGAATCTTGGAAAAGTAAATCTGTAGAGGAGAAGAAGGCTGCTGTAACACTAGCCACAAGAAAAGCTAAGAAAAGAGCCTTAGCTGAGTTGTACAGATCAGGCAATCCTACAGACAAACTACATCGTGAAATGTTTAAGCTCAGTAGGCGTGGATCAGGCGTTAGTATGGCTGATATGGAGACAGCCCTAGAAGAAATAGGTATAGATAAAAAAGTAGAAGACCTATCTTATGATCAGCTACGTTTACTAAAACGGTTCTTAAAGATTGAAAAGCTAGAACTAAAACGATCCTCAAGAGAGTTACTTAGAGGCTAATACGAAAAAAGGGGCGGTCACAACGACTGCCCCTCTTGCTTTGTTTCACGTGAAACATTTACTTTACGCCATTTAACTCCGAGCAATACCTAGCCCAAAGAAATACTTCACGCACACTTTGCATAACGTGGTTACGCTCTGGGCAAGGTGCTAGGCTCTTAACAACAAAAGTATCTACTTCTTCACACAGCTTTGTTAGTTCCTCCACAAAGACTTGCTCCTTGCCTTTGCTATAGTTTAGTGCTTCTTCTTCTAAGTTCACGGGGCTACCTTTCTTGTATGTGTCTTTGTAGCAACACTGTAAAGCTTATTAAGAAGGCTGTCAAGATATTTGTTGACCTCACTACTATCATCTAACTTTCTTCATCTATGTTAAACGGCATAGCTATACACAGACTTACAGCACTAGCACCCTCATCAGGCCTAGAATTATAAAGACGAAGCATATCAAACTCACGCCAGTTCTGACACGATTCTTCTGTCTTAAATGCCATATTAGGTGAGTGTACAATAAAGCTGTTATCCTTTGTTACAGGGGTAGTCAGGGTCATTACTACTACATATACCCATATCATATCTGTCCTCCCTTAAGTATTTAATTGCATTCTCTAAATGTTCGAGATTATCATTAAAGGCTCCTAAACCTCTATTACATTTGTGACATAGCCAACCTCTAAAGCTATTACTACTGTGGTCATGGTCAAGTACCCATGAGCCATTCTTTTTATTGCCTTTACCCGCTACTTGGTCCTCTGTAGATAAGCAGATAGGGCATACATGGTTTTTATCAGGCGGTTCTACTCCTTTTCGTAAGTTACTGCGTATAATAGAAAGTTCGTTGTTGCATTTTTTACACTCAGGTCTTTGGTAGTTAGAAGCACTGTGCATAGAAAAAGAAGTTAAGAGTAGAAGACGGTGACATTTATTGCAAGTCTTAGTGTCACCGTCTTCTATTTTATCCGATAAACTTTTAAAAAGACTTAGCTGCATTTAGGTAATGTCCACCATTTCACATACATCACCAGTGCAAGCCATCGTTTGCATACCAGATGTATTGTCTTCTATTTCATAGTTATCAAACAAAGACCAATTTACTTTAGGCGGCGACTTGTCAAGCATTTCGTTATACCCTTCTTTAGTACACTCTTGATATGGAGCCTGTTGGTACGTATGCTCATTGAACGGAAGGAACGACACACCTGACATTTCATCAAAGTGTTTGTACACGAATGCCCCTACTTCAAACCACTCGTCAGGCTTAACGTTAATCGTAACGCTAGGCTTATGTTCACACCAATGACGTTGATACATCAGCCACATCTCTAGCTGCTCTAGTGCTGTCATGTCAGCCGTACACACTGCACCCAAGGGTGATTGCATAGGAAAGCTGAACACAGTTGTAGCATCAGGCTTCATAACGTCAGGCTCATTGGGGATACCTTGGTCACGCATAAACGCAGTCAAGGGGTCTTTATTATCTCCACGCACAGTACGGATATAATAGGGACTGTGACGAGCATGAATACCAGAAGCTGAATCAACCAGTTGGGAAACTGTTCCACTGGGCTTGACGCAAGTAATAGCAGTGCTATGAGGGATACCAAGACGTTCAGCCCACTCAGCGTTAGTAGAAACAGCCACATTTTTAAGATGCTCCAATGCCTTAGATAAACCTTTATTCTCCAAGGTCATCATTTTGTTATCCATTATCCCTGTGAGTGACACACCGAGCAATCTTTCTGCTGCTGTGTTGGTGTTCCACACCTTACGCAAGTATGGAAAGTTGGTGAAGGTGGATTGTATTGTTCCCAGTATAGTTGCAAGACGGACTTTTCTTGTAAGGTCTTCCAAACCGTCTGTCGCACGGATGACAACCTCTGTAAGATTGCAGAACTGATTCGGGCGAAGTATGATCTCCGAACACGGGTTGGTTCCAAACTCATAGCAAGTTTCTCGTCTTCCGTTTTTTGCTGCTTGTTTAATCGAAGCTTCTCTATTAAATATACCACGCTCTCCACTCCCGCTTTCCATTAGAGCTGTCCATTCACGCATAAACGCCATGCTATCAGGTTTCTCTGAGTAAGACACAGAGTTATTAGCTAAGGCTCTATGCCCTGCATTCTCCCACCAGTTACCTGACTTGGCGTGACGCATACGGTCATCACTAAGATTAGACAAACTGATCATAGCACTTCGTCTAACACCTCCTACAACGACAACTTCCCCTATCTTACACATTAGATCATGACACTCAATACTAGACAGCCTACGCCCTTGTGCGCCCTTAAATGTCGTGACTGCAAAGTTAAACAAATCAACCAAAGGAGCAGGACCACTAGCCCTACCACCAAATGTTTTTAGTCTTGCCCCTGCAGGGCGAACTCTGCTAATATCCCACTTAGGAATCTCACCAGCCCATAGGAGTGCCAACACTTGCCTGAGACCTTTAGCCCATCCTTCCTTGCTATCCTTGATGACAACAGTCGTTTCGCTTTGGAAAAGAGTAGGAACATCAGGGAGTTTAGTAATGAACTGACGCTCAACACTGAAACCAACCCCCGTACCACAGAGCAAGATGAACATAGCCTCATCGAAAGACTTAGGGTCATCTACGGGTAAATAGCTACAGTTGTACATACAGGTGTTGTCCCTGTCTGCTGCCTTACCTGCAGTCATAAGAGAACGCATACTGGGCATAACCTCAAGGCTCAGTATAGCATCACGCATTTCATCTAGGTCAACAGGCTTGAGCCATGTCTTAGCTATGTTCTGTAGGTAACGGTCTACAGTTTCACCCCATGTTTCACGACGCCCCTCGGCTTCAAGCCAACGTGCATAGCGGCTGGTTGCAATAAAGGTTTGATAGTCACTAGGTAGGTAATTGTTATTCATACTTTATTTTCCTTATACTAAGTCAGACAGGTCAGGCTTCCAGTAGTTTGACCCTTTTAATACTTTGCCATCAGGCCGCTTGATTGGCTTACCTTGTGGCCCTAGCTTAGACATATTAGATGTGTGTACCCTGCGTACAGCTTCATCTAAGTCCCACCCATAGGTAGCTGCGTATCCATACGTAACGTACACCAAGTCAGCTAACTCTTTGAGTAACTCTAAAGGGCCATCTGCATCACGTACTTCACTGTACTCCTCTTTGAGAAGCAGCCAGCGTAGCCCTTCTAGCTTTCTGCTGTAGCCATACTTTTCATCAAGAGGGTGATCCATTGCTACTGCAAACTCTTTTACCATATCTAGTGGACTACGAGTGTGGTCTGTAGCAGCCTCTCTGTCGTACTCAGCGAAGTCATCTATCTCCTGTTGCGTAATCATCCCTGATCCTTTACGTTTATATTAGATATCTCTACATCATCTATATCATAGATAATACGGGTCATCAAGTCTTTTATATCTTCTTCATAGTACATAGGGTGAGAAGATAGGATGTTGTTTGACTTGTCAATATTTAAGACAAAGGTAACACTAAACTTCTCAGTCTTCATTAAGATCAACCTCCTGTATTAAACGATCCAAGTACCATCTAGCTTTCTTCAAGTCCTCTACCCCATTCTTGTAAGGCCAACGCCATAGATACTTAAACGAGTTCTGCCAACAGTATGCCTCATGAGGTGTTACATTAGCTACCTCTGACATAGCTTTCATAGCATCTATGCATTCAATGTTAGCTGTGTTGTAGTGAGGTGGCTTATCTACCATGTCTACCTCAAAGGGCATAGTTGTCTCTTTCCATTTAGCCATACTAACAGTTACCTTTAGTTTTGGTAAAAGCACTTAGCGTAAGTACATTACCTTCTGAAGTATAAGAAGATTGAGGTACATCTTCATCTTCATCATCCATAGGTACTTGGTTCTCTTCTAGTAGCAGCTCTACTCTCTCTTCTAATGCAAACCTAACGTCCTCATAGACTTCATCATCGTCATCATTAAGTAGCTCAAACAAGCCAATCATAGCTAGTCCTACACCCATAGCATCTGCTAGTTGTTCATCAGACATTTCGTGGTCATCACTCTTACATATACAAGTACCAATACGTCCGTTACCCATAGGCTTAATTAGTATTGCAATCTCATCATCTTCTAGTGTATATGGCATCAAGTCTTCCTTTTTGACTTTAGAGGTATCTTAGTCTGTGTAACACACTTTCCCTGCTCTGTCAACCATTCTTGAGGTATTAGCCTGTGAGCATACAAGAAGTTATTTTTCTCACACCAATCACAGTATCTACTCTTAGCACCCTTGTAGAGTTTAGCTTTAGCGTTGCTGAATACAAAGCGTATGTCTAACTCAGGGTGCTGTCTTCTTACTTCCATATGCTTTCGCCTGTCTTCACTATCAAAGATACCTTTAGTCTCAATAAAGATTCCGTTGTCTAACTGAAAGTCAGGCGTGTAAGTACGATAACGTAAGTCCTCCCACTCTATTTTAAGTAATTCATATCTTACCTTTTTTTGGCACTCAGACAAAACAAGAGCAGTCTGTTTTTCAAGACCACTCCTGTACTTGGCTTTAAGGTGTAGCCTTTTAGGTTTAGGCATCTGTCTTTAGCTTAGTGTAGTGTACCGTAGGTGCTGTTAGTTTGCCTTGATATACTCTTGATGGCAACTCTTGATAGTCAGGCCAACAAGTTTTCTTGAATGAGCAGAAGCTACACTCTCTGCATAGCGTTCTGTTACCTGATTCTTTCTTACGATAGGTCTCAGGTATGTCTGTGTATTGACGCTCAAGTGGCTCATCGTTTTCTAGGTAGTCATACGTTTCACGCATCTTATCTAAGACTTCTTCAACGTCTACGTGCTTTGCTGAAACGTACTTGTGATGACCGTTAGCCTTGTTGACTACCCACCAACCCCCAACCTTCTTACCTGCTGCTGTAGCGTAGCCTACAAGCTGTGCTACGTAGCCAAAAGGATCACTAGCCTGTAGTGTCTCAAGGTCAACAAACTTCTTAGTGTATGAGTAATCAGATGCACTCTTAACATCGTCTACCCTGCCAGCCATCACTAAGTCATACTCACCCTTGATTGGACGTCTACCTCCTCCTAAGTCTAACGATACGTACTCATTGTCTTGGAACTCTACACCAGCAGTGCGTAGGATACCTTTGAATACTGCCTCAACTATATCACCTAGCATCATGTTCATCATGAATTGGTCTGGAAAGTCTTCCTTAACGTAAGGCATATTCTTTTCAAACCAGAGTTGACACTTAGCGCGTCCTATGTTGGACATTCTAAGCCTAAACTTATCCCTTGGCCCCCCGTTAAACTGCTTGTTTAGTCCCGCCGATATATCAGAAGCAACGTTATCAATTATTGCTTCTGGCATTTCTGCTTGGCCTAAAGTAGCATCACGCATGAGTATCTTAATGGGTAGTTCAGCCGCGTGTGCAAAGTCCATCCTAGAAAGGAATTTCTTCTACTTGCACGATAGCGTCAAGTGTAGCAGGGTCTATAGCCACATCAGGCTTACGTAAAGACTTCCACTTGCTAAGTACATACTCGTTACCGTAGTCAATGTAGTCAACGAAAGCCTGTACTGTAGCGTGATCCTCTGGCACCATCTTAGTCTTAGTACCCAAGTTAGCTACCATAGTAGCATACTTGTTACCTGTAGGCAGGGTCTCCTTATTAGCGTAAAGTGTTATTGTATGCTCAATCGGCAACAGCTTCTTAAGTACAATATCTTTAAGTACTGCATCCAATGAACGCTTACTGTCTGCATTCTTTACGTCCATTGTAAAGTCAACCTCCGAGTCGTAACCTTTTACAGTCTTGCCATTCTCATCCGTGACTTTGCCTAGCTTAACTTTACCAAACAGTATCTTGGTATTCTTAACGCTTCGAATGATTGCTTTAGTATCTTCATCTAAGGCTTCCCAATCTTTAACGTACTTGCTAGGTCGCCCAAGGTTAAACGTACCTTTGGTGTCTTTAAGATCCCCTTTGAGTACAGTAGCCATGACTGTCTTGTTCATGGTGTTACTGTCGCTATCCCATTGTGTCCACTGCTGACGCTGTGCAAACAAACGAATGGTGGCACTACGGCTATACACAGTCACGCCCTCTGAGTCAGTAAGCTTGTAAGCCCCCAAGGGTACGACTACCTTCTCTTCTAGTTCTCCGTCTTCATCTACTTGCTCCTTCATGATTGGAGCTTGTACTTGGGCTAGTCGTGCAAGGTTAGGGCCGCTGGAAGAACCCATAGACATATCAGCATCTGCACTGAAACCCATAGCTGCAGCAAGGTCTGCACTTGCCATTGTTGTAGATAACTCATTGCTCATATTATATCCTTTCTGAGCTTTTATTTGAACCGCAGTTATATCATATTACATCTTTAGTGTCAAGCCAATTCGGTCCAATCTTGGCTTCTAAAAGTAGTGGTACGTTCATCTTTATGCCGTAGTAATTATCAATTATATCATTAAGACTGTTGTTAACATCTTCAATAACATCTATAACCTCCTTTTGTTCATCAGGGTGTATGTCAATGACCGCTGAGTCATGGACACTGTTAACTATACAAGAGTTCATAGTCTTTAACCTCTTGTCAATCTCAAGTAATACAACAGGTACAACATCACCAGTAGCAAACCCTTGGACAGGGTAGTTCTTGATCCTAGTGAAGTTAGTAGGTGTATTGTTTTCCCTTCTAGTAGTACCGGGAAATGCATACTGCCTACCTGACACGTTGGTTATCTTCTGGAACCGTATAGCCTCATCACCTAGCTTCTTGTGCCACTTAGCTATGCCTTTGTACTTGGCAATGAAGTGCGTGTAGTACGCTGCCTCTGCCTTAGTCCTGCCAAAGCCTGTTGCCCCAAAGAGAGGGGCGAAGGTGTGTTCCTTGGCAGCTTGCCTAGCAGTAGGCTGACCTGCGTCAGAGATAATCTGTGCAGTGTATGCATGTACGTCAAACCCTGTGCTGATCTCTTCCATAGCTGTCTCGTCTTGTGACAGGAATGCAGCCGCTCTAAACTCTAGCTGTGCAAAGTCAGCTTCCATGATCTTACCGCCAGCCCAACGTGAAATGAACACACGCTTAACAGGAAACGTACCTCCTCTAGGCATGTTCTGCATGTTAGGCTCCCGCCCACTAAACCTACCAGTAGATGTAATGTGCTGCGTTAGTGACACGTGCAGTACATCGTTCTGTTTAGTGAAAGTGTCTATACCCTCAACAAAGCTAGACAGGTAGCTAGACACAGCGTTCAACCGTTTCAAGTCCTCAAGGAACTTAACAGCTACGTCCATCTTGTTATCCATAGCTGTAGACCTTAGAATATCTAGTATGTCCTTGCCTGTAGAAAAACCACTAGCACTAACCCAAGATGCGCTAGGTGGGAAGAAACCAAAGCCAGCCATTCTTGCTTGCTTCTTGAGTTGATAGCCTCTGGCGTCACAGTCCTTACACTTGTTAGGTCTTGCATACTTACTGCCATCTTTCTTTACTTTGTACGTTTGCGCACTGCCTTCACAAGTCGGACAAGTGAACGCCTCAGTGCGATACAGAAGGTCACTGTTAGCATTTACGATCTCCTTTAAGTCAGGTAGCTTCCTACAATTATCAAACAAGTTAGGCCAATCATCCTTGGAGTGAGGCTTGCGGCTAAAGATAACCTGAGACATTTGCTCTGGACTATTCAAGTTAACTGGGGTGTCACCCATAACCTCACGAACCTGCATCTGTAGGCGTGACTGAATTGACCCACGCTCATCCTCAAACTCCTTACGTACTGCATCTAAAGCCTTGCGGTCTACCTTCATACCGTCAGCCTTCATGCGTGTAAGAAGCTTACATACCTCAAACGTAATGTCTCTCACCTTACCTAGACTTGCTGACTCAGGCAACATAAAGTCTGCAGCTTGTGAGTGAAACAAAGCAGCAGTGGTATTGCAGTCAGCCTCAAGGTAGAACGTCAACTCTGATAAAGGTATCTCATCAGTGTTGTAACCCTCTTTGAAATACTTCTTTAGGGTGTCATCCTTTTGAAAGTCAAGGTTTCTACGGATAGCAGTGTTACCTAAAGACAAAGATATCTTTTTGACTACTCCTTTATTTGATATTTCTATGTTGTTTCCTCTGAGTAAAATACTCTCTGCAAGCATAGTATCCCATATAGCCCCATCATACTTAAAGCCACACTCCCAAAGCCAAGCCAAGTCATGCTGTGCATTGTGCATAATCAACAGAGTAGTGTGATCTAATATCTTCTGGATACGCTTAGACTCAACGCCTGTCTGATCAACGTACTCTTTGTGTTGTAGATCAAACGTCAAAGCTTCTGTACCATCGTCTACGTCACGCACCCCTACGTTAACTAGGAAGTTTCCCTCCTCCCAAGGGTCAAGCATTAGCTTGCCGTTCCGCTTCTTTGTCGTGTTTTCTACATCTAATACAAAACGCATTACATACCTTCCTTTAGGCTAGGTACTGTGACCTACCCCCGTCTAACTCGCAATGGACAACCCCATGCCATCCACCTTTTAGCTTATTCTTAGCTACATTTATATGACGTTGGCTATCCTCATCGTCACCCTCAGTAACTTGGTTCTTAGCAATCAGCAGCATTAGGTCTGCCTCTGCTGCCTTACCTGTCTTACTACCTTCCAGCATAGACTGATCAAGATAAACTTTATCTTGTGCATCTGCTGATAACTGGCTCATCCATATAATAGCACAGTTGTACTTCTTAGCTATGTTCCGAGCATGGATAGCAGCAGCCTTGAGATATACATCTGACTTGTCACTACTCTTTACAGCAAACTTATCACCCATGTCAAGTACAACTATGTCTGGCTTACTATGCTTAATGATGTTCTCTACCCAACCTAAGTCTTTACCTGTGCTGTCAAACATGCTGATCTTCTCACGCACCTTCTTATACCTAGCTGCAGCTAACGCATAGTTAGACTTGATCTCATCTGTATCCATACTGGCAGCAGCGCACAGGTAGCGTTCAGCTACACGTACATACTCTTCCTCG